CGCGCTTGACGGCGGCGTTGATGATCGCGTCGCTCTTGGCTTGGCCGTCGGCCACGAGCGCGGCTGCCTGCGCCTGCGCGGCTTGCACGGCGGCCTGCGCGCTGGCCAGCTCGCCCTGAGCCTTGGTCACCTCGTCGGCGATGCCGGCCAGGTAGGCGTCGGTCTCGGCGCGCGAGGCGGCGAGGCGCTGCTTGCTCTCGTTGATCGCCTGCTCGATGCTGCTGATCTCGGTCAGCGCGTCGGCGATGACGCGCACGCCGTCGAGCATGGCCACGAGTCGGTGGGCGGCGTCGACCGCCGCGTTCAGGTCAGAAGCCACTTCCGGTCCTCCGGGTCATCAGGATGGCGGTGAGCGAGGTGGTGCCATCGCCGCCGGTCACGCGCGGGCGCACCAGCGCGACGTTCTCAAGGATCGCCCGGCCACCGGCTGCGGTGAACGAGATCGCCGTGCTCGACGGATCGCGCAGCGGGAACCAGTTCGTGCCGCCGTCGAGCGAGCCCTCGAAGATGATGGTGCCGCCGACGCCGAAGGTGCCGAACACCTGCACGGTGCGGTCGCCCGAGCCCACGTGCGGGCCGCCGGCGCCGTCGTCGCCGTTGAGCAGGCCGGTCCACGTGTAGAGCTTCTGGTCGAGCAGGGCGTCCTGCAAGACGGGGGTGCGGGTTGCCATGTGGGGCTCCTATCAGACGGCCGGGCCGGAGCCGTAGCCTTGGAACTGGTTCATCACGTCGCGCATGTTGCCGGGGTCGATGCCGCTGATCGCCTTGGCCGTCTGCGCCATCGCCGGGGCCTGCGCCATCGCGGCCTGAGCCTGCGCGGCCTTGGCCTTGGCCTCGCCCGCCGCCATCGCGTCCTCGGTGGGCACGATCGCCTTGGGGTTCACGCCGTACATGTCGGCGTAGTCGTCGATCACCTGGAACGGGTTGATCTTGTCGATGACCTGCGGGAACAGCCCGGCCAGCGACCCGACCGACCCGAGCAGGCGGTCCATGCCCTGCGCGCTCACGGTGCGCTGGGCCTGCGCGAGGGTCGACACGAACTCGATGTTCAGGTCCATGCCCTCCAGCTCGGGCGGCGCCGGCGGCAGGATGCCGGCCTCGGCGGCGTAGTCGAACGTGATGTCGATCAGCGGGCTCAGCAGCTCGTTGTGCAGGCGCTCCAGCACCGGGCCGAGCATGAGGAGCTTCTCCTCGTGGCGCTCGGCGATCTCGGTGGCCGTGACGCCGCTGCGCGTGTCGTTGGCCATCATCAGGAACATGTCAGCGTAGTACGCCGAGTTGATGCGCTGGCGCACGTCCATGATGTCTTCGCGCAGCGCGTTCAGGTCAAGGTTCACCTCGAACGCCGAGCGGATGCCCTGCCCCTGCGTGGCCGCGTCGACGTACATCACGCCGCCCGGCAGGCGGTGACGCGCGGCGTCCTTGTACTGCGTGGGCACCTGCAGCGGCGGGTTGACCTGGTAGTCGATCGCCTGCGTCTTGCGCAGCTGCTGGTGCTGCAACTGCTTCACGTCACCGAGCGCCTCCATGCCGGGGCTCGTGCCGTAGATGTCGTTGCCCGTGACTTCCCAGCGCGGGGCCAGCACGGGAAAGCGCTTGAAGCCCGACTCGCGCAGGAAGTCCTTGTCCGGGTCGCGCGAGGCCTCGAAATAGATCGAAGCGAACGCCATGTTCTTGGCGTCGGCCTTGCGCATGTCGCGGTCATTGCGCGGCTCGACGAGGTGGCACACCGGGATCCACGTGTCGACCTGGTGCCGGTCGTACATGTTCTGCACCGACGTGCTGCAGTTCTCGCGGCCGAACTGCTCGACGAGCTGCCCGACCGTCATCTTGAACTCGCGCACGAAGCTGTTGATCTGCCCCTTGGCGTCGTGGCCGAGCGCGTACTCGCCGATCGTCATGGGGTAGTGGTGCACCACCGAGTCGAAGTCGGGCAGGATGACGTCAGCCCACGTGCCGAACAGGCCGAGTTCGAGGTAGCCCTGTTGCAGCGCGCGGTAGGTGTTGGACCGGTTGAAGATCTCGCGGATGAGCACACCGGTCTGGTGCAGCCACGCCTTGACCGGCCCGGACTGCGACAGATCCTGATCGGCCAGCGACAGCCGGAACCACGGGCGCGCGGGGCTCGTCATGCCCGACAGCATGCCGGCGGCGAGCGTGCGGCTCGCGCCCAGCGCGGTGCGGTCATAGATCAGGTTGTGGCGCTTGCGCCCACGGTTCTGGTCGGTGACGAGGAACCGGCCGAGCATCGGCTGCTGGTACTCGCTGATCTCCCGCCAATGCGTGAGCCAAGTTGTCCGCTCAGCGATGAGCGCAGCGCGCCGGTTGTCGACGCGCTGGCGCTTGGTGAGGCCGGTCTTGTCCGTCACGCGACCACCACCGTGACGTGCGTCAGCAGCCACCACACGAGCAATCCGGCGCCGGCGCCGCAGACGAGGGCAAGCATGCCGCACACGGCAAAGACGACCAGCGCCGCCAAAGCTCCACCAAAGTCAGGCAACGGCCCCATGCTCAGCTCCCGAGCAGCGTGGGGGCCGCAGTGTTGAGCGCGTTGCCCGCGATGCCGTTGTCAGTGGTCAGCAGCGTGCCGCCGGACATGTTCGCCTGCTTGCGCTTGTTGCGCAGCACGTTCGGCGTGTCGGCGGTCTTGGTCTCCTGCGGCGGCGGGGGCGGCGGAGGAATGTCTGGCGAGGACATGCACACGGGCAGGCTCCATTGTCGGTCGGTGCCGACTGTAGCGCCCGCCTGCGCCGTTATGCGCCCGCTACCCGGCGGGCGAACTCCGCCATCAGCTCCTGCGCGATGGCCTGCACCCCATACGCCTCCTGCTCGCGCCCCGGGTCGGCCTCCCCGATGTCGTCGCAGTAGCTTTGCCAGATGTGCACGGCCTCGTGCACCAGCAGCCCCGCCACCTCGATCGGGTTGCGGCCTTGCCAGTCGTCGAGGCAGACGATGCAGGCCATGCCGCCCCAGCTGGCGATGAGGGTGTGCACGACCGCGCTCTTGCCAGGGTGCACCCAGTCAAGCGGGGTGGTGAACCTGAGCGCACGCAGCGCGGCAGGCAGTTCCTCCCGATGCAGGCACAGCGCCAAGTGCGGCCCCGGGGCAGCGATGCGGCGGTCGAGCCAACGAGTTTTCATGTCAACCGATCGGGCTGTAGTCGAGCACGCTGGTGTCGAGCGGGTTGTAGTGCAGCACCTCAGCCTGCACGCTGCGCGCGCCCGGCATCAGCTCGGCCGCCTTGCGCACCGGCATGGCGAAGGTCAGCGCCAGCGCGTCGGCGATGTCGGGCGACGGCAGGCCCCGGGCCTTGATGTCGTCCTTGGACTCAAGCGCGATGCGGTCCTGCAGGTCGAACCGGTAGCACGGCGCGGCGAGGTCTTGCTTCAGGTCGACGATGTTTGGCAGCGTGCCGCCGGCCATGATCCACTCGCGCATGTCCCACCACATCTCGGTGCGCTTGTTGACGAAGCGCAGCTTGGTGGGCTTGCCCCCGAAGTTCACCTCGACCACCTCGTGTCCGAGCTGGCGCAGCCGGTCGATGACGCCCGAGCCGTTGCCGGCGTCGATGAACACCGCGTCGGGCTTCCAGTTGATGATCTCGTCGGCCACGCACGAGGCCAGCGTCATGTTGTCCATGCCGCGATAGATCCGGGGCTTCCACGTTGCCAGGCCCTGCCGGCGCATGATCACCGACCGGTCGTCGCCGAAGCGCGCGGGGTCCACGCCGAGGATGCGCGGTGCCCACTCGAATTGGTCAGGGCGCAGAACTTTGCGCGTTGCTTCCTCGATGTCGGTCAGGCTCAGCAGCTGCGCATCGCCGGCCGCGCTGAAGTCGCAAAGAAACTCACGCGCGAAGGACTGCTCAGGCATCGACGCGCGCAAGCGTGCAACTTCTTGCGTGTCCAGCGCCTCGGTGTCGTACACGGTGTAGAGCGCCGAGTGCCAGCCTGCAAGTTCTCGCGCACGGTAGAACAGGTCGCTGAACAGGTTGACGCCGTTGGGCGTGCCGATGAACAGTGCCCAGCCCATGCGGTCGGCGAGCGCCGGCTGCACGATGTCCTGCCACACGGTCGGCGCCATCTGCGCCACCTCGTCCATGACCACGCCGTCGAGTCGCACACCGCGCATCGCGTCCGGCAGGTCGGCACCGTAGATGCGGATGACCGCACCGTTGGTCGAGAACCGCACCCACAGCTCGGACTCGTTGACCGTGGCCAGGCCGTGCATGACCAGCGGCGCGACGATCTGCTTGAGCCGCGTCCACGCGATCGCCTTGGCCTGCTTGAGCAGCGGCGCGACGTAGAAGTACAGCGACAGCTCCAGCGTGTTGCGCAGTGCCGCATCGATCAACTCGCGCAGCGCCAACTCAGTCTTGCCGGCGCGCCGGTGAAGAGCCAAAACCGTGAATCGCTTTCGCGCCAAGTGGCATTCTTTCTGCCAGTCGCGCGGGAGATAGTTGAGATTCAGAACGGTGGACGTCACAGCCATTCGATCACCTTGTTGCCCTTCGACTGGTTGATCGCCGCAAGGCAGACACGCAAGTTGGCAGGGATGTGAAGCCCGCTGACCGTCTTGCCGTTCAGGGGGACGATGTGGTCGACATGCACATCAAACCCCGCCGCGCGGAACTCCTCCGCGAAATCGTAGATCTCGCGGATGGCATTGCGATCCGCCCAAGGGGGCGTGGCGTTGACCTGTTTGGCTTGCCGGTAGCGGGTTTGTTCAAGCACCCGCGCAGGGTTGCGTTGCTTCCACTGCCGGTTCTTTTCCGCCTTGTCGTAGTCGGTAGACGCTTGCCATTTCTCGTTTGCCAGACGACGGCGCTCTTGCCACTCGGCGGTGCCTGCGCGTTCGGCGACGTAGACCTTGAGGTACTCGCGCTTTCGTGCGCGCTGCTCGTCGGTGTAGACCCGATCCGGCTGTGCGTACTTGGTGCGGTGGCACACCTTGCATCTCGCCGCGTAACCGCTCTTGTTGCGGCTGCTTCTCAAGAACTCAAACAGCGGCTTGCGCTGCCCGCAGAGGGTGCAGGTCTTGGCTACTTCGGTTTGCTGCATGGCGCCCAGCCCATCGCCCCAAGAAGGATGCGGCCGGCTGAGGGGCGTCAGCTTTTCGGGAGCTACCCTATCCGCCCCCGCATTGTAGCGGGTGCCACATCACTTCACCGGTGCGCTCGCAGCGAGCAGCTCGGTCTTGCGCGACGAGCCCGCCGTGGTGCCGAAGTAGAAACTGACCACGCCGGTCCACGCTGTGCCCAACGAGCCCAGGAGCAGCAGCAGCGCATCGCCGCCGGCGTCGGGCTTGCCGTAGCGGATCAGGTAGCCCAGCACCCCGAAGAAGCCCAGCGTGATCACGCAGGCCAGCACGGCGGGCATCTTGCTCCCCGTGGTCTGCTGCATCTTGCGCGCGCTGTCCCGGTCGGCGGCGGCGGTCTGCAGGTCGGTCGCGGCGGCCTGCACGAGCAGGGTCTGCAGCTTGACCGCCTTGTCGGCCTCGATCTCGCGCAGCTTGACCAGCGCGTCGGGGTTGTTCGTGAGCGCCGCGCTCACGCTGTCGGGGTCGTTGGACGTGCCCAGCGCCGAGGCGATGATGGCGCCGACCGCCGCGCCGGCGGGGCCGCCGACCAGCGTGCCCAGCATCGGGGCGGCCTTGCCGATCGTGCCGGCGATGTCGGACCAGTTCATCGTCAGCCCCCGAACTGCCATTCACCCGTGCGCATCTGCTGCGCCAGGCGGCCGGCTCGGTTGGGCGTCTGCGTGGCCCACTTGGACTTCAGCATCGCGTCAGCGGCCTCGTCATACCGGCCGGCGCGCACGAGCCCGAGCGTGGTGGTGAAGGCCAGCAGGCCCGCCGTGCCCAGCTGGAAGGCCATGTTGAGCAGCACGCCCTGCCGCGCCTCGTCCAGCTCGGTGAACCACGGCAGCGCCTCGGTGAGCGCGTCCACGCGGTCGGCGACGTCGTTGGCCAGCAGCATGTCGATCTCGCTGTCGCGCAGGCCACAGCCCGGCTTCGTGGGGTCGATGAGCCGGCCGACGCCGATGGTCAGCAGGCCGAGGCTGTCGCGGTACGCCTGACGGCGCACGCCCTCGTCGATGCGCAGCTGGCGCACGAGTTCGTCGATCATCGGAGGTCTCCCGGCTCGGTGGTGGAGCGCATGCGGGCCAGCAGCTTGCGGATGGCCTCGCGGTCGCGCGTGGCCCCGGTGAGGGCCTGGTAGATCTTCACGCAGGTGAACACGAGCGTGGCCAGCCCCACGAGCAGCGTGACAACGGCGTTGATGTCGGCGATGGTGATGCTGGCGCCCGCGAACGACGCAAGCAACGCGGGCCAGCCGAAGGGCACGTGCTCGTGGCTCATGCGATGTCCTCCGGGTTGATTTCCGCGTGAGGCACACCCGTCACCACGAGGATCTGCTGCGGAATCGGGGCGCCATCCGCGCCCGTCATCTCCGTGCGCTCGGTCCCGAACCGGCGGCGGTAGCCCTTGAGCAGGAACTGCAGCAGGGCATCGCTGTGCTTGCGTACCGTCAGCCATTGCAGCGCCCCATTCGCATCGCGGGCTTGCACCGGGTTGCCGGCCTCGTCGAGCACGGCCTTGCCGGCGGCGTCTCGCTCCCAGACGGGGGTGAGCTGCCCTTGGTGCACGATGGGCTCATCCCAGCCTTCCAAGGCCCGCCGGCGGGCTTCCTGCTCGAGGGTGTCATAGGACTCCTCCAACGCCTCGTCCCACGCAGCGGCGAAGTCCCCGTCACGGGCTCGCAGGGCGTAGGCGGTGCTGTAGCTGACGCCCACCTCGCGGCAAGCGCGTGCCACAACGCCGCTTGCGCGCAGTCGGTCGAGGAAGGGGTTGATCCACGGGTTGTTCATCGCACCGGCGACTTTAGCGCGGCTTGCGCGGGTTATGCGCCAGGGGGGCATCGGCCCGGCGCCGGCCGCTCAGGATGTCGCGCACCGTGCTGCGCGAGATGCCGCCCGGGATGTCGTCGAACTTCCGGGCGATGTCCCGTTGGCTCAGGCCCGCCTCGGCCAGCGCATGGATCAGGTCGACGTCGGCGTCGGTCAGCTTGGCGCGGTGGTGCGTCTCGCCGACCACGCAAGCCCGGCCGTTGACCTCGATATACCGGCGGCGCTTGCCGCGAACGCTCACGCTGACCATGCGATTTCCTTCAAGTTCGCCCTGTCACCCATCACCCATGTACACCCATCTTTTCCCTATTGTTCCCGCCACTTTTTATACAGTACCTGTACTGTATATACATCCAGTGCTTGTAAGCTTTCTTTTCTCTCTACCCTTTACCTATCTAAAGAAGGGTGACAAGGGTGATTAGGGTGATTTCCCTAGGGAGAACACGTCACCCATCCCCCTGCCAATCACCCTTCTCAAAGGGTGACGAGCCTCTAGGCGATGTCCCAATTCGCGCTGATTTCTGCATGTTTGCTTTTTTCAACACGGACCCAGCGCTTGCCCCTGTCGTCACCCTTCCCCATCGCCCGCTTGTCGAACCCCAGCTTGCGCAGCACCTTGCCCAAGCGCAGCTCGTCCTTTCTTGCGATATTTCGCGCGTCCAGCCCAAGCGCACCCTGCGCCACAACCGCCAGGCTGAACGGCGTGTCACCCCGGCGCGGCCCCTCGGGGCCGTCCATCGCGTCGCTGTTGAGCCAGAACGCCACGACCTCCTCCCACGAGTCGTGCACCTTGAACTCGGCGTGCTGCTCGGTGGCCAGCGTCTGCGCCACGCGCCACTGCAGCCCCTCCGCGCGCCACAGCGCGATGCCCTCGGCCCACAGCTGATCCCGATCGCGGCGCAGCGCGTCGAGGTCCGTCACGCCCACGCGCAGCGGCAGCCAGCGGCGCTCGCCCGTCTCATCGTCGAGGAACTCGTCTTTGTTGCCGGTGCCGATCAGCACCAGCCGGCGCGGGTACTTGGCGTGGAACTCGCTGTAGAGGTTGCGGATCTCCTCGTGGCGCCGGGTGATCCACGCCTTGATCGACTCGGCCTCGCGCGAGGCCAGCCCGCGCAGCTCGGCGATCTCGCCCACCAGCTTGCCGCGCAGCTGGCGCGAGAGCTGGTCGTCGCGCTGCTCGAGGTTGATCTCGGTGAACGTCTCGATCGTCGGCGCGATCGCCTCGACCATCGAGGTCTTGCCGGTGCCCTGCGTGCTGATCAGCACCGGCACCATGTCCACCTTCGCCCCGGGCTCAAGGCAGCGCGCCGCCAGCGCGGTCCACAGGTAGCGCCCGACTGCGCTGGAGTACTCGCTCGGCACGGCGCCGAGGTAACGCTCGAAGAATCGCGCCACGCGCGGCTTGCCGTCCCAGCGCAGGCCCTCGGCCCACGCGATCGCACTGTCGAACGAGTTCTGCTCGGCCACGAGGCGCACGGCCTCGCGCACCAGGTCTTGCCCCGGGCCCTTGAACCCGCGCGCCTCGAGCGCTTGGCGCAGCAGGAAATAGTCGCTGTCCTTGAACAGGCGCCACTCGCTCGCGCCGTGCTCGGCGATCACCCGGGCACCGAGGAACTCGTCCCAGCCCAGCCGCCAGCCGGTGACGTCCGAGCGCGCCAGCGCCAGCGCGGTGTTCGTGGCGGTGCACTCGATCCGGCCCTGCCGATCGCGCGTGAACGGGGGCCAGTCGGCCGGCTCATCGCCCGCCGCGCCACCCTGCCCCGCCTCGACCACCTCGAACAGCGCAGCGGTCCACCCCACGGCGGCGTCGAACGCCCCGTCATCACGACCCGAGCAGTGCGCGTGCAGGCACTTGTAGTGCCCCGCGTTGATGCCACCCACGCCCGCCGGGAAATACGAGGTCGCCGAGGGGCCGCTGTCGCTGGTGTGCTGGTCCTCCCACGGGCAGCGGATGTGCACCCGGCCGTCGCGGTCGAACTCGCGCACCCAGCCGTTCTCCTGCAGCCACGCCACTTTCGGGTCGCCGTGCATGTCCAGCGCCGAGCGCGGGATCGACGGCAGCACGCCGCGCGTGGCCACGGACGAGCCGCCAGGCAGCGCGAACGCGTCGACCAGGCCCTGCCACAGCGCCTCGAACTCAGCCGGCACCAGCTCCGGGATCTCGGCCGGCAGGCCCGGCACCCACTCGTATCGCGCGCCCTTCGGGTGCGTGCCCACGGCGATGAACTGCTGACCGGTGGCCAGGAACTCGATCGCGCCGTGCGCCGTGCGGATCACGCGCTTGGCGAACTCGCCCGGCATCTGGAACGCGAGTAAGAATTTGCCCGAGTCGGCGCGCTGGCGCCGCGGCAGGTCCACGCCGAGCCCCAGCTCGATGAACTGCGCCACGCGCTGCGCCTCCACCGGATCGCCGATGTCGACGTCGATGGCACGCACCACGCGCGTCTGCAGGCAGATGCCGAGGTCGGCGTCGCGCGCCCACAAGCTCACCTGCTTGTCGGTGCTCTCGCGCGTCGTCCAACTGGGGATGCCGACCACCTCGCGGTCGGCGTTGTACCGGCTGGGCGTCTTGCCCAGGTCGCGCATCTTGCTCTGCGGCGAGATCTTCGCGCCCGGGTTGCTCACGACCGGCAGCAGGTCTCGGACGAGGCCGAGGTGCTGCGCGAAGTGGCGCCACTCGTCGGGGCTCGCACCCCACGGTGCGGCGCTCACGCAGCGCCCCCGCCCTGCGCGGCAAACCAAGCGGACACGCTTTCCCAAATGACGTAGTCTGCGTCAGTCACCGCCCCGTCGGGGTGTACGACCGCCGCGCTCGGGGCCGAGCCAGAAATCGTGACGGGGGTTGTGTACACCTCCGGCGACTCGTCCGGGGAATCCGCGAACGTCTCAACCAGCCACGCGATGACCGGACTGAGGATGTAGCTCGGGGGGTTTGCGTCGCTATGGACGACTTCGATCGTGTTGAACCCCGGCTGCGCGGGCACGACGGTGTGGGAGTGCTGCATTTTGTGGCGACAAAAGCGCCACGGGTGGGGGCTCCGAAGTCGCCAAACCCTACCCGCTGTCCACGGGCCGGAACCCCCACCCGTGGCGGGACAGAATAGGCTTGGCTAGTCGACTGTAGCAGGAACTACAGGCTTTGTAGCATGCTTGTGAACTCGCTTCGCGTACTTCGGCGTCGGCCGAGGTGTGTCAGGCCAGTGCTTGAAGTCGGCGCCGTACACGTGCGCGCGCTGCTTCGTGCGCCCCGCCGGCGGGCCGTAGTGGTCGATGTAGATCAGCCCGGCGTCGTGGGCCTTCTTGACCCACGCGTGCACCGAGTTGATGTCGTTGATGCCCAGCAGCTGCGCAATCTCAAGCACCGTCATCGGCCGCTCGGCCAGCGCAGGCAGCAGCACGCCGAGGCGCTTTACGCTGGTGCTCATGGCTTGCCGCGCAGCCGATCGACCTCTGCCCGCAGCGCGTCGCGCTCGGCGGTCAGTCGCTCGACGGCCTCGCCCAGGCGGTCGATTCGGTCGGCCTTCGCGGCACAGCTGTCGGCCCGCAGCGCGTCGCGCTCGGCCTCGACCGCATCGAGGCGGCGCAGCTCGGCGGCGGCGTCCATCATCGGGCCAACATGCCCAAAACACGACTCGGTGTATGTCGCCAGCATCTGCGCCTTGCTCTTGGTGTCAGCCATTGCGGGGCTCCTGTTGTCCGTCTGGTGATCCGGGCAGCTCGATGATGATGACGTGTCGCGGGCCGTGCACTGGCGAGCGCAGGTTGTGCAGGGGGCGGTCATCACTTGCCCCCTTCCTGGCCCGTGGCCTCGTTGAGCTTGTTGGCGATCCACTCGCACCGCTTGGGATGCGGCAGGTCAGTCGGGCACAGGGCCAGCGCAGACATGACGTGATCGCGGGTCAGCACAGGCGCGGGGGCGGCGTACATCGGCGTCTGGCGGACATAGCTCACGCCGTCGTCATTGCTTCGCAGGTAGTCCGCGCCGCAGACGCCGAACGGGTAGTTCAGTTGAGATAGCGATACCTTCTTGTCTGCGACCGTCTTGCCGTACTCCAAGGTGTAGAGCCACGCCACCGGCTCACCCTGCGCCACCGGAGCGGGGGCGGCGTAACGCTCGCCTTCCGGCGTGAGCAAACAGCCGTTGGCGAGGATGTCGCAGACCATCGTGCGCTCCGGGTCGCGCATCCGTTTCTGCGCCTGTTGGAGCGCGTCGGCGCGGCGCTTGTAGAAAGCGAGGCTGTCCCGAAGGTCTACCAACTCTTTTTCGCGCTCGCCATCGTGGCAGGCCACGGCAGGCCCGCCACGGCAGGCGCACATTGGATCAATGCAGCCCACCGGCTCGCCCTGCGCCACCGGAGCGGGGGCGTCATCCTCCCCCTCGGCGCGCGCCTTCCACTTGGCAACCTCCGCCTCCAGCGCACGGATGTGCGCCTCAGATCCGCGTTCAATCGACATGTCCGCCCTCGCTTTCCGTCAGATCAGCCTCGGTGACGATAGGGAACTCGCTGCGCACGACCACGGCCTCGCCGAGGCAGCGCGCGGCGAACTCGCACGACCTGCAGGCTGCAGACAGGTCGGTGCGGTAGACGGTCGGAAGCCGGCCCTTGCTCGCGCGGTGCATGGCCTTGGTCTCGCGCTCGATGGCGATGGCGCGCTCGGCCGACGCCGAGCGGTGCCCGCCGCTGTACTGGTAGAGCATCGCGCGGGTCGTCCCGACGCGCTGCGCGAGCAGCTCCTGCTCGTCGGGAGTGGCCGCTGCCATCCAGATCTTGATGGGGGTAATGGTGGTCATGTAGAGGTTCTCCTGCGCGGACTGTAGCACACGCTGCATTCCTTGACGCACGCGCCCACACCGTGCGACCTTCGCGCAGGTCGCGCTGCACCTGATCTGATCGGCCAATAGCCCCGCCATGTGCGGGGTTTTTTGTCGCCCGCGTTTTAGCATGTGCTACAGTCGAGCCATCGACACGGATAGCAGCCAACCCGATTCAGGGTAGCGGCGAACAAGGGCAAAAGGGGAACATCGCAAGATGCAAGTGCCAAGTCCCCGGCGGCACTCACAGAGGCGATAAACCTCTAGGCAATGCAAGGCGGCCCGTGTCGATACCTTCAAGCAAACGGAGAACACCATGCACGCCGACCAATACGCCGACCAATACACCGAGCACCTTGCACACAGCGCGCCGTGCGCCAGCCGCTGGGACGGCTACAAGGGGGTCGCGTGATGTCGGGGGAGCAATCCCCTCGACACGGGGACGCGCTCGGCCATGTCGAGCACGCTCTCAAGTTAAGCAAGCAGATTCGCGCAGCCAACGCTCATTCCGAGGAGATGCTGCAAGAACTGCGTTGGAGGCTTTTCTGTCTGCGCCGCTTCCTTGAGTACCTGAACGGGCCGGAGCAACCGCCCCGCCGGTGATAGCTAACGCTTGACCCTCAGCTTTAGCACCCGCTACACTGGAGCCAACCATGCACCTCCCCTCTCTCACTGACGACGAGCTGCTGCGGCACGTCGACAACCTGCCCGACGCGTCCGAGCTGGTGCGCGAGCTGGCACGTCGGTTCGCCGACCACGACAGCGGCAACGATGCCATCGATGCGCTGGATAACGTCGGCATCGACGTCACGCGCACCGCCGACCTCGAAACGTTGGAGAACGCCCTCGCGTTCCACCGCCGGCACGACGTCTATTGGGCCGAAAAGCTGATCGACGCCTGCGCTGACGCCGACGTGCACGACGCCAGCGACATGAGGGCGCTCGCCGAGAAGGCGGATCGCGTCGCCACGTTCGACAAACTGCGCCAGCAGATCGCCGCCCTCATCGCCTAAATCCCCAACCCACAGGAGCCACTGTGTTTCCCATCCACTTCAAACTGACCGTCTCCACCCCCGCCGAGCTGGCCGCCGTCAGCGCGTTCGTCGCGCAGCACTACGGCACCGCCGTCGCCAACGCGCCGAAGCTGCCCGAACCGGAGGTCGCCGCCGCGCCGGTGGAAAAGCCCACGAAGGGCCGCACCGCTGCCGCAGCCCCCGCGTCCCAGGCGTCGACGCCTGCCCCTTCCCCGCGTACTGCCGAGGCGGATGCGGCGACCGCTGCGCCCGCGAAGACGGCCGGCGCGTCGAGCCCCACTGCCGCACCTGCGGAGGCCGCACCGCAAGCCTCGACTGCTGCCCCTGAGCCGTTCGCCTACAGCACCCTGCAGGCCCTCGTGTTCAAGCTGCTGCCCGACCACGGCGCGGCGCTGCTGGACATCAGCAAGAAGCACGGCGCGGCGAAGTTCAAGGAACTGCCGGCCGACAAGTGGAAGGCCGCCTACGACGACCTCGTGGCGACCTACGGGGGCTGACCATGAGCGAGCACGCCAAATTCTCAGCATCTGCCGCCGCCAGGTGGATGTCGTGTCCGGGCAGCATGGTGCTCACCGCCGGCCTGCCCGACAAGGGCAGCAGCTACGCCCGGCAGGGCACCGCCGAGCACGCGGTCCTCGAGTGGTGTATCCAGCACCCGGGTCTCAAGGCCGAGGACTACATCGAGCGCGTCAGCGTGAGCGTGGACGTCGACGGGCACACGGTCGGCATCGGTGACGCGGACAACATCGACGCCGTGAACACCGCGCTCGCCGCCATCCGCGAGATCGCCGCCGGCGCCGAGCTGCTGCTCGCCGAGACCCGCGTGAACTACAGCAAGTGGCTCGGCGTCCCGCATGACGACGCGTGGGGCACCGCCGA